CGAAGAAGCCAAAGAAGATGATAAGGAAGAAAAAGCCGAAGCAATGGACGCTGAAATGATTGTGAAATCAGTAGAGTCACGCATTGCAGCTAAATCCAAACTGTACTCCAGCTTATCCGCTCACATTGGCGCGTTTGATAGTGCTGATATGGACTTGGATAAAATGGCAAAATACGGCCTTGGCAAGTTAGGTGTATCCGCACCAAAAACCGCAAACCAAATTCACTTCCTCGAGGCTTACTTGGCTGGCAAGGGCGTGCAATCTGCTAAAACAGCAATGGACGCTAAAGAAAATAAGGGTAACTTTATTACCCGTTACTTAGGAGTATAAATAATGAGTTTCCAATCTGGTGTAAATATCACTCTGGGCTTTGGTGTTCCAGGTGAACTACTTGTGGATGGCCCTATGCGGGCGGATTCACTTATCGTCAACTCAAACGGCGCAACGTCGAACGTAATTGGCTATGCGTTTACAAAATCTGCATCCACCAATATCGCTGTATCTGGTGGTGTAATCGGTACAGGTGCATCGTCATTTACCGCAAGCATCAGCGGAACAACTATGACAGTAACAGCAGTTGCGTCGGGTTCTATTCAAGTCGGGCAAACATTAGCGGGCATCACAACCCCTTGCGCTGTGACTGGTTACTTAACTGGCGCTGGCGGTACTGGTACTTATACCGTAGCAACTTCACAGACTTTCGCGTCTGGTCCTGCAACTGGTTCAGGCGGAACTAACACAGTGCTGGCTGGCGTTATGGTCAACCCAAAAGACAAGGCTACATCAGGCACAACATCAGGTACATTGACACCGACTCTTGCGGTTGCAGATAACTCGCAGTCTTCATTCTTGACGATGGGCACTATCGTAATCGCAAGCGCAACAGCGGCGGCAATTGGTGACGTGATTGTATATAACGTAATCACTGGCCAGTTGAGCGCAGTTCGCCCAGGCGCAGCTTATGGCAGCACTAACGCACTCTTGCCAAACTCAGTCATTTATCAATATCCAACAACCGCAGCGGGCTTAGTAGCGGCTCGTTTGACTAACTAAGAGAGGTAAAAGCATGAAAACAGTAGAACGTAGTCATATCGACGCACGGCAAGTCGGTTCGGTGCAAATGACCGCTGACGATTGCGCTGATTATTTGGCGCTGGAGTCTTTGGGTATTAACCTGCCACGCAAGCAAGTCGCAGCTATGGCCAAGTACGCCATGGATGCGATGGCGATGGATGATCAACAAGGCGGAATCACAACAGCATCTATCAATACGCCCGTGCAATTCTTGCAAAACTGGTTACCTGGTTTTGTAAAGACAATTACCGCAGCCCGTAAAATCGACGATTTGTGCGGCATCTCAACTACAGGCTCTTGGGAAGATGAAGAAGTCGTCCAAGGTGTTTTAGAACCAATTGGCAACGCAGTTCCATATGGCGATTATAGCAACGTGCCTCTGTCCAGTTTCAACACTAACTTTGAGCGCCGTACTTTAGTGCGCTTTGAAAAAGGTCTGAAAGTTGGCGCATTGGAAGAAGCTCGCACCGCACGCATTCGCATCAACACTGCGGCTGAAAAACGCGGCGCGGCTGCGTTGGCTTTGGAAATCCAGCGTAATGCTGTTGGCTTCTATGGGTACAACTCAGGCGCTAACCGTACATACGGATTTTTGAATGACCCTGCGCTATCCGCTTATGGTTCAGTTCCTGCTGGCGTATCAACATTCACCACATGGAGTAAAAAAACCTTTGGCGAGATTAACGCTGATATTCGTACCGCTGCGGCAGCATTGCAATCTGGTTCGCAAGACACAATCAACCCTGAAGACATGGAAATAACATTGGCCGTTCCAACAAACAGTTACCAGTATCTGTCTGTGACTTCTGATTTTGGTGTCAGCGTGCGAGACTGGATTAGCAAGACATATCCGAAGATGCGTATTGTTTCCGCGCCTCAACTGAACCTTGCAAACGGCGGAGCTAACGTGTTCTACATGTACGCTGAACGTGTGGACGATGGTGCTAGTGATGATAGCCGCGTCTGGATGCAGGTAGTGCCTGCTAAGTTCCAAGCTCTTGGCGTGGAAAAGCAAAGCAAGGCATACATTGAAGATTATGCGAATGCAACTGCTGGTGTAATGCTCAAACGTCCTTACGCAGTAGTTCGTTACAGCGGCATCTGATAGCAGCAACGCCCTGACTGATTAAAACCAGTTAGGGCGCATTTCTGCTAACGTGCGGAATATGCTAATATAAAGCGTCAATTAAACAAACGAGGCAAAAAATGGCACGTCCACGCAAAGCAATAGAACAAACATCTAACTTAGTATCTGGTAACAAAGCTTACGTATTCTCTACTCTGACGAATGACCAGCGTTATATCGTATGGTCAAAAGCAGATAATGACTTGCCGACAGAAGAGCGTAGCATATTCGTTAAGGGCGGCACTGGTATTGCTAACGACCGTCTAATCACTCCATTGGGTGTAATGACTGAAATAGACGAAAGCGATATTGATGTATTGGAAGCTAATCCAGTGTTTCAAATTCATGCAGATAATGGCTTTGTAGTTATTGAACGTGCAAAAGCTGATCCTGAAAAGGTAGCTGCCGACATGGAAACAAAAGACAAAAGCGCACCGCTAACAGATTCGGATTTCCCGGCCGATTCTACTGGCGCGACTGTGCATAGCGTAGGCTTGATTTAATCATGACAACTCAGGTGCTTGTAATCTCTGATTTTAGGGCGCAATTCCCTGAGTTTTCTAACGTCACAACATACCCAGACGCAACAATCACAAATTACTGGGATATGGCCATTCAGTACATGAGCCCAGACGACGGGCAGGCAATGGCTGGCGCTCAATTATTATTTGCACTGTATCTAATGACGGCACATCTTGCTAAGTCATTTACTATGTTAAACGCAGGGCAAACTAGCGTAGTCGTTACTGGATCAAGCGAGGGAAGCGTGTCAGTTAGTTTAACGCCTCCTCCAGCTAAAAACGCGTATCAATACTGGCTATCAACTACAGGCTATGGTGTACAGTTACGCGCTTTACTGTCAATCGCTGGGGCATCTGTGGCGTATATTGGAGGGAGTTTAGAGCGTGCATCATTCCGAAAAGCTGGTGGTGTATTTTGACCACGTTTAATCTCGATAAAATAAACGGGTATCTTGGTAGAGTTCCCCAAGAGTTTGACGGAAAATCAGCGCATATTGGCTGGTTTGAAGATGCTAAATATGAGGACGGCACACCAGTTGCAGAAGTAGCGGCACAAAATGAATTTGGAGTGCCAACTAAACATATCCCACCACGTCCATTTATGCGCCCGACTGTTGCAGATAAAAGTTTAGAGTGGGCTACTAATCTGGGCTTGGGTGTAGTTGAAGTGCAGGACATAAACATGACAGCGACGCAAGTATTAGATGCAGTTGGTTCGGGTGCTGCTGGCGATATTCAAAAAACCATCTCACTGATAACATCCCCTGCAATATCAGCATACACTATCAGCAAACGATTGGATCGCGGGAATACAAGCGTTAAGCCATTAGTTGATACTGGGCTAATGATTGCTTCATTGCACGCAGTCACGGTGGGCGAATAATGTTTGACGTTCGCATGATAGCCAATCAGGTAAGCCAAGTTACAAATCCAAATATTAGCATGACTTGGTTAAAATCCACTGGGTACACAACGAGCGCATCAGGCGCACGGACACCAACGACGACAAGCCAGGTTATTTCAGCGCAAGTCCAAGGACTAAGCTCAGAAGATTTGAAGCATACGGACGGATTGAATATTCAAGGCGTTATGAGGTCAGTGCATATATTTGGGAATGTTCAGGGCGTTGTTAGGATTGACCAGCAAGGCGGCGATATTTTACAGTTCCAAGAATTGCCAGGCGGCGCAATCCGTAACTGGAAAGTTATACAAGTAATGGAAACATGGCCTACATGGTCACGCGTTTTGGTGGCGTTGCAATCATGAGCGTAACTATATCAATATCTGATCAGGACATATTTACCGCATTGCGCACGTTCCTGATCTCTGTATTGCCAAGCGGAACGGAAGTAGTGCAAGCGCAGGATAATTCAGTGCCAATGCCATTGGGCGCGTTTGTCGCTATGAATAACGTAGGATTAAGCCGATTAAGCACCAATACTGATACTTATATTGACCCTGTAACCACAACTGGCACAAAAAACGTATCGTCTGATATTGAGTACACGATACAGTTAGATTTTTACGGCGCAAGTGCAGCCGACTGGGCTATGATAGTACAAACATTGTTCCGTGACGAGTACGGCGTTTCATTATTCCCGTCGAACGTAGTGCCTTTATATGCTGACGACCCGATACAAATAGCATTAATAGACGGGGAACAACAATATGAGCAAAGATGGGTAGTAAAAGCTGTTATGCAGTATAATCCTGTTGTATCAACTCCGCAGGACTTCGCAGCGCAGTTAGAAATTGGATTGAAAAACGTGGACGCAGTTTATCCACCCTGATTTTAAGTAACCCGCCGTGAGGCGTAAGATTTACATTTATCCGCAGTGATGCGCTAAAGAGGAGCAGCAAATGACCATACCAGCATCCGCCATAGTAACCGTCACGCCTAGTGTCATAAGCGCAGGCGGTTCAGGCCTTGTAATGCAAGGATTGCTATTATCAAACTCAACCCGAGTGCCAATTGGCTCAGTTTTATCATTCCCAAGTTCGTCCGCTGTAAGCACGTATTTCGGCTCAGGCGCAGCGGAATCAAATGCGGCAGCTTTATATTTTAATGGCTTCCTAAATTCCAACATTAAGCCAGGCTCGATACTGTTTGCACAATACCCAACTGCGGCAGTGTCAGCGTTCCTTCGTGGTGGCTCGCTAGGTAGCATGACGCTGGCGCAGTTGCAGGCTCTGTCAGGTGTTTTGACATTAACCGTCAACGGCACAGTAAAAACGTCAAGCACAATTAGTTTGTCAGCGGCGACTAGCTTTAGCAATGCGGCAACTATAATCCAAGCTGGATTCACATCCCCACCGTTTAGCGTGTCGTATGACAGCATAGCCAATGCATTTGCTTTTACCACTACACTGACTGGCGCGACAGCAACGATCACAGAAGCAACTGGCACACTGTCGGCAAGCCTTTATCTGACAACAGCAACGGGCGCAGTATTGTCGCAAGGTTCGGCAATTGCAACACCAACCGCATTCATGAATTCGCTCATACTCACAACGACCAACTGGGCTACGTTTATGACCGTGTTTGACCCTGACTTTGGTGCAGGCAACACACAGAAGCAAGCATTCCAAGCATGGAACGTGCTGCAAAATAACAGATATGCTTATATTGCTTGGGATACTGACGTAACACCATTGTCGAGCAACGCAGCAACGACCAGCTTAGGTTATATCTTACAATCAACTGCATCATCTGGATGCGTTCCAATTTACGGCGCGACTTATGAAAAAGCGGCTTTCTTGTGTGGCGCGATTGGTTCGATTGACTTTACACAGCATAACGGCCGTTCAACGCTGGCATTCAAGAGCCAGTCTGGTTTGATTATCGACGTGCAGAATCAAACTCAATTAAATAACTTGATAGCCAACGGATATAACGGATATGGTTCATACGCAACAGCTAACCAAAGTTTCAACTTCTATTATCCCGGTTCAGTAACGGGCCAGTATAAATGGCTTGATAGTTTCATTAACCAAATCTGGATGAATAGCTCATTCCAGCTTAACTTAATGCTGTTACTAACTAGCGTTAAGTCCGTTCCGTACAATGTCCAAGGTTATACGCTAATTGAAGCCGCGTGTATGGATACAATTAACGCGGCGTTAAACTTCGGCGCGATTGGTGCAGGTGTTCCGTTATCTTCATTACAAGCGGCAGAAGTAAACAACGCAGCAGGACTGGCGATTGATGGCATATTAGCTACTCGAGGATGGTATCTGCAAATCTTGCCAGCGTCTGCACAATCTCGCGCTAATCGTACAACTCCTCCGATGACGTTCTGGTACATGGACGCGGGTAGTGTGCAACAAATTAATCTTGGCTCTGTGGAGGTTCAATAATGTCATTAACCAGCTCAAACAGCATACTAATGCTAGGTGTAACGGGTTTATATACTACGCCTCAGCAATTACAAGGTTTTAGTGATGGCGATGCGTACTCAGTTGATTCTGTAGATGTGGCTGAAGTGGTAATGGGTGTTGACGGCATTATGTCGTCAGGCCGCATTCCGCAAATCAAGACGATGAATATCGTTTTGCAGGCAGATAGTGCATCTAACACATTCTTCGAGGCATGGTACGCAGCACTCGAAGCCACAAATGAAGTATATAAGGCATTTGGAGTTCTTCGTCAGCCTGGCGTATCACGTAGCTACATACTGACAAACGGCGTGTTAGTCGGCTACAGCGCATTTTCCGACGGCAAGAAGATATTGCAGCCGCGCAAGTTTAGTATTAAGTGGAATAGTATTGTTGGAGCGCCTATATAATGGCACGCAGGATTATAACCGTAACTATTGACCGCAAAGGGCGCGACTTCGGTAAGGTTTTCCGCATTGAAGAAATGCCAGCAACGCAAGCTGAACGATGGGCGACTCGCGCATTTTTAGGCATGGCTAAGTCTGGCATGGAAGTTCCTGATAATATTATGGATATGGGTGTTGCTGGCATTGCGGCAGTTGGTATTAAAGCATTGTCTGGAATAAATATTGACGAGGCAGATATACTTATGGGTGAGATGATGGCTTGCATAACTATCATCCCTGACCAAAATAAACCCCAAGTGTATAGGCATCTAGTCGAGGACGATACCGAAGAAGTATCCACACTGTTAAAGTTAAAACAGGAAGTGTTAAAGCTGCACATTGATCATTTTATGACCGCCGTCGATTAGACTTTGGTGTATCGCTAGGCGACGGCGGGAACTACTTAGATTATGCCAATGTTCCACGGGCGATAGGCGTGATTGTATCTAGCAAACTGGCTACACTGCACGAGTTAGATACGGTTTACGGGTCAAAGGACGTTCAGGATATGTTAGAGATATTATCAGTTGACGCACACAACGCACGAGTAGCGCAAGAGATGAGGGGGAAACATGGCGACGGTTATTGACAGTTTACTTATCACTCTTGGACTAGACACTAAAGAGTTCAAAAAAGGTCACAAAGAAACAGAAGAAGCGCTAAAAAAGACGGCTGATTCTGCGACTCGCACGCAAAAAACAACTGTAGAGCAAAACAAAAAAACTGTTGAGTCATACTCGGGTGTTAAGCGTGAAGTGATGGCGCTTGGACTGGCAATTGTTGCGTCGGCTAATGGCGTTAAAAACTTCGTTGCTCAAATTGTAACTTCTGACATGGGGATGGTAAGGCTATCCAAGAATGTCGGATTAAGCGCACAGCAACTGTCAAACTGGGAAGGCGCAGGGAAGCGATTAGGCGCACAAGCTGGCGAGATGAGCAACGCATTCCGCAATGTAAATCAAATCATGCAGGATATGCGGAACAAAGGAACGAGCGCGGCATTCCCGGCACTACAGAAAATCATGGGCGCAGATATGTCGGCATTCATCGACAAGTCAACAACGGCAGAACAGCGCATGAAGTTGATAGCCGCAGCCATGCAAAAACTCAGCCCACAAGATAGGCAGTATTGGGGTCAGCAGGCTGGATTTACAGAAGACCAAATAAACGTACTTTCTACCACATCGGAAAAACTAAACGCAATACTCGCTGACCAGGACAAAATAAACAAGCTCGATAAAGAGCATGAGAAGAATGTAGATAAAATAAACGATGCTTATACCAGATTGAAAGAGCAGTTCTCTGGATTTGGGCGTGAATTTATAGACCAGACTGCACCTGCGATTATAAAAGCATTGGACTGGATGACAGACCATTCGCTACTAACTGCGATTGGTATAGGCGGTATAACGCTGGCATTAAAATCAATGATTGCATCCGCTGGAATAGGATTGTTGAGAGGCCTTGGCGTATTAGCGCCAGCAGCAGATGTGGCTGGTGTTGGGGCGGCAGGAATTGGAGCTGCTGGCGCTGTGGCAGTAGCTGGCGCTGGTGTTGGCATGGCCTTATATTCAAGCGACTTAAACAAAGGCGAAGATTCGTTAATGGCAAAGCGTCGTGCTGATTGGAAAGATAAAAATCCAACGCCTAACGTACCAGATGCACCTAGCAGCAAAAACGCAAGCACGTCGGAGTTATTCGCAGGATTAGAAAAGCAGTATGGATTGCCAGCTGGTTTGATGGATTCGCTTTGGGAGCAAGAATCTGGGCGCGGTAAAAACATGAGATCATCCGCTGGCGCAAAGGGGCACTTCCAGTTTGTTGATGCAACTGCAAAACAATATAGTGTAACAAATCCAGACGATTTATCATCATCTGCAACTGGCGCAGCTAAAATGATGCGTGATTTGCTACGTCATTATAAAAACAACTTGCCACTTGCGTTATCTGCTTACAATTGGGGATCGGGTAATCTCGATAACAAGGGCATGGCTCACGCACCGCTTGAAACTCGTAACTATGCGCCGTCGGTTATGGCAAGAATGAAATCATCTAGTTCATCTAATCCAGTTACAATTGGCACAATCAACATCCAAACGCAAGCGACAGATGCGAAAGGCGTAGCACGCGACTTAAACGGTGCGCTTAATAAGTACATGTACACAGCGCAAGCTAACACGGGGATGATGTAATATGTCAAACGGAATCCCATCATTATTAAACGGAGTTGCAAAGATAACCAACACATTCGCTTTATTAAACGCAGACGCGGCTTTAATATTGGGAATGTTTAACTCAACGCAACAATGGGGAATATTTGCAAACGGACAGGCTGCGATTTTATTTGATGCGGTGGTTAGCGTAGAGATTAAAAAAGATTATTCAATCTCAAATTATCCACAAGAAAATGGCGCATTCCAAAGTTATAATAAAGTACAAATGCCGTTTGATGCACGTTTACGGATAACCAAGGGCGGCACTCAATCAGAAAAAACAACGTTCTTAACCGCACTTGATAAGATAGTCGCAGGTTTGGATTTATACGATGTAACCACGCCAGAATACTCCTATCATAACGCTAACATAGTGCATTATGATTATCGACGAAACGCAGAGAATGGCGCAGGGTTATTGACTGTAGATATTTGGCTAATCGAAGTGCGCAATACAGCAACGATTAGCTACACGACAACTGGCAAAGTAACTGCGCCGTCCGTGCCGTCTGGTTCAAGTGTGGTTTCGTCTGGAATAGCAAGCACGCAATACCCAAGCACAGCACAAGCAATCCAAGCGGCTGGAAAGGTATCATAATGCAAATTATCCAAATCCAAGCAGTACCAGCGCAAACACTACAAGTTACGTTAAGCGGACAAAGTGTACAAATATCACTTTATCAGAAAACAACAGGGCTATTCTGTGATGTGTCTGTCAATAATTCAGTTATTGTGACTGGTGTTATTTGCCAAAACCTGAACCGCATAGTTCGAGATGTTTATCGTGGTTTTATTGGTGACTTGGCATTTTTAGATCAGCAAGGAACATTAGACCCAACTTATGATTTGTTTGGAACTCGTTACTTATTGTTATATCTTGCGCCAGGTGAGTTATGAGTTTTGTTAAGCGCAAAATAGACTTGACGATATTGCTTGGAACTGGCGATTATGGCGAAACGGGGCATAATACAGTGAAGCTATCAGGACTGCGTATTAGATTAAGCACCGTGCAAACAGTGGGCGCGACAATCGGGCAGGCACAGTTAGCTGTTTACGGATTGACACCAAGTTTACTCAACCAGCTATCAGCATTAAATGCTAACTACATGGTTATGCGTCAAAACAAAATTATCATTGAAGCTGGTGATGAAGGTGGTTCAATGTCTGTGATATTCGCAGGGCAGATTATAGTCGGCCAGATTGACTTGAATAATCAGCCAGATTCAGTTTTGAATATAGTCGCCGTGGCTGGTGGGTTTGAAGCATTAAAAACTATATTACCAAAAAGTTACACTGGCGCAGCGGATGCGGCTGATATTATGCGCGACATTGCGATAGCGAATGGGCTTGGGTTTGAGAATAACGGCGTATCTAAAATGCTATCTACTCAATATTTATCTGGCACGATGACTGATCAGCTAAACGCAATCAGACGTGCGGCTGAAATTGAGTACGCAATTTCTTATGACGCGACAAACACGACCTACGGGACGTTATCAATATGGCCGAAGAATGGCGCACGCAAGCCAAACCTAATCCCGCTGATTAGTACCCAAACTGGAATGGTAGGTTACCCGTCATATTCAAGCAATGACGCAGGATTAGAAGTGACTACGATATTCAACCCAAATTTATTTACAGCGGGCTTGTGCAAAATAGAAAGTTCGTTATCTGTAGCCAATGCAACATGGCGAATATTCAGCATTACCCACAACCTAGAGAGCGAAACGCCTAATGGCCAGTGGTTTACTCATTTCAGCGCGGCAATAAACTATGCAGCCCAATAATAAGTTAGGTTATGCTGGCCTAAAGAACTCCGCAGATTCAGCGGACGACTTCAACGCGCAATCGTTCTTGATTTGGTCAATACTAGCCAAGGTTAGAACTAGCACGATGGTTGAAGTCATGGGCGTAACAAACAGTGGCGGATTATCGCCCGTTGGCTTTGTTGACATTATGCCGCTAGTTAACCAGATAGACGGCGCAGGTAATGCAACGCAGCACGGAATCATTTACCATTGCCCGTATTTCAGACTTCAAGGCGGCACTAACGCCGTGATTATTGACCCGTCAGTCGGTGATATTGGGTGGGCTATGATAGCCGACAGAGATATATCAAGCGTTATGGCAAATAAAGGGCAGGCTAACCCAGGCAGTCGCAGGATGTTTGATTTTAGTGACGCGGTTTATATTGGGGGAATGTTGAACGGCACTCCATCGCAATATGTGCAAATTAACTCGTCTGGCGTTACAATAACGTCAAATGCAACTGTGACTATAAACGCCCCAAGCGGCGCAGTTATAAACGGCAACACACAGATAAACGGTAATTTAATTGTGTCGGGCAACATATCAGACAAGAACGGAATCTCTGGAACATTGCAGCATGTTCGGGATAACTATAACGTGCATACTCATACAGACCCGCAGGGCGGAATAACTGGAACACCAAGCAATTCACTATGAATACTCTATACTTAGACCCTACAACTTGGGATTTAACCGTTGATTCAGATGGAAACATTGCAATGGCTAGCAACCCATACGCATTGGCGCAAGACGCAGCCAGTGCGATTATGACGTATTCTGGTGAGGTTTATTATGACACGACGCAAGGAATCCCCTACTTCAGTCAGGTTTTGGGTAAAATACCGTCATTAGAGTGGTTGCGCTCTGAATATATCGAAGCTGCGGAATCTGTGCCAGAGGTTGATAGCGCGATGGTTTACTTTACTGGCTTTGTTGATAGGGTGTTGACGGGGCAGGTGCAAATCACATCAACCAACGGCGCAGTCGTATCGGTTGGATTTAACTAGGTATTAAAATATGAGTACAAACATACCATCAACGACATTTACAAATAGCGGATTCATTGCGCCGTCGGAATCTGATATTTTAACAGGCGCATTGGCTGATTTTAATGCCGCGTTTGGTGGAAATCTCAATCCATCTCTTACTACGCCTCAAGGGCAGTTATCACAATCATTGACTGCGATTGTTGGGGATAAAAACGATAAACTTTTAGCTTTAGCGAACGGCGTTGACCCAGCGTATGCAGATGGACGAATGCAAGACGCGATTGGCAGAATTTATTATCTAACACGAATCGCAGCGGCAAGCACGGCCGTAGTAGCGACAGTTACTGGGCTTGAAGGTACTATTATCCCGATTGGGGCGCAAGCGGTTGACCAAGCTGGCAACATATACACATCAACTGCATCTGTGACTATTCCTGCGGCTGGCAATACCACGCTACAATTCGCGGGTGTAACAACTGGCGCTATATCTTGCCCTGTTGGATATTTGAGTAAGATTTATCAATCCATAGCGGGATGGGATTCGATAACAAATTTATCCGCTGGAGTTTTAGGCCGCGATGTTGAAAGCCGATCCGACTTTGAATATCGTCGATCTAATTCGGTGGCAGCAAACGCACAAGGCACTAACCAAGCTATATTAGGTTCAGTGTTTAATGTTGCTAATGTGCTGGACGCGACCGTTATTAGTAATGACACTGGAATCACGACAGGGGCATCGTTCACTGGCGCAATCAGCGGAACAATATTAACCGCATCGGCAATATATGGAACTATATCAATCGGATACATGCTATCAGGCACAGGCATAACATCAGGCACATATATAACGGGCGGAAGCGGCGCAACCTGGACTATATCCATAAGCCAAACAGTCGCATCAACCGCAATGACGGCTGCATTCGGCGGCGTTAGACTAATACCTAATAGCATATATGCAGCAGTATCTGGTGGAGTTTCTAGCGATGTGGCTCAGGCAATTTGGAATAAAAAAAGCCCTGGCTGTAATTACAACGGAAATACTTCTGTTATCGTTTACGATCAAAGCCAACAGTATTCATATCCGTACCCACAATATACAGTTACTTATCAAGTGCCAACACCAACGCCGATTTTGTTTAGCGTGACGATGACTAATAATTCAAGCGTGCCGAGTGATTCAATAACGCAAATACAAAACGCTATAATAGCGGCATTTGCAGGACAAAACGGCGGCACACGTGCCCGTATTGGTTCGCAGATATTAGCCAGCCGTTTTTACGCGCCGATTATAAATCTAGGTGCGTGGGCGAGTCCGATTGAAATACAATTAGGGATAGACGCGGCAAATATGTTTTCTGTTTTAATGCGGATTGATCAAGAGCCGACTGTATCATCATCCAATATTTCGGTATTGTTTATCTAATGTTATCTACTACACAGACATTGCAAGCAAAGTATGCAAACAGCCCAGTCATGCTGGCGCTGGTTGACGCTTACAACTCGTCAATTGATCCATCTACAGATATAGATAATTTTTATAATGACGTGTGGAACATTACAACCGCGACAGGGTATGGGCTAGACGTTTGGGGTAGGATAGTCGGCGTTAATCGAGTTGTTACAATAACTGGTAATAGTACATACATCGGATTCAACGAAGCAGGCACAATATCTGATACATTTGGACAAGCGCCGTTTTATTCTGGCACTATCGCAACGGCTAATTATGCGTTATCTGATGATGCATTTAGATTGTTGATTTTAGCCAAGTCATATATGAATGTGTCGAGTGCATCAATTAGCACATATAATACTGTTTTAACTAATTTATTCCCTAATCGCGGCGCGGCTTACGTCACAGACACGGGCGGAATGAATGCCCGCATAAATATAGAATTTGCATTGCAGCCGTTCGAGGTTACAATACTCAAAAATGGCGTTATTACTCCGCCAACTGGCGTTACGTTTTCCATTTTGCAAGTTGACAGCACAACAATAGGATTCGCGGAATCAGGCAATGCAGCCACTTTCGGAAATGGTACGTTTTTTAAGGATTTTTTATAAATGTTAGCATCTCAAATACCCGCAAAATTTAATATCCCATTCGCTAACTCAGCGGGGGTAGGATATATTAGAACAATACCGCAATCCAGCCAAGTTAGTATAACACCTGGCGCAGCGTCATTAACGGATGGCTTTCCTCCGCTTACATTTACAGCAATTGGCGCAGGTGGCGTGCCTATGTCTGGTCAAGACATGAACGGTATATTAAATGAAATAACGGATAATCAGCAATGGGTGCAGGCTGGCGGAATGGCTGTTTATGATTCCGCATTTTCGTCGGCAATTGGTGGATACCCAAGCGGCGCAGTTTTGCGAATGGCTAACAACAACGGCATCTGGGTTTCAACGGTTGACAACAACGCGACGAATCCAGACGCTTCAGGCGCTGGGTGGATACCGTTATCTACAGCGTCAGGATCATATCTAAGTTTAAGTGTAGCAGGTAGCGCAAACGTCACATTGACGACAGTACAAGCGGCAACAAGCATAATAAATCTGACTGGCGCACTCACGGCGAATATAAATCTAATCATTCCATCTGCAACGGGCGAATGGCTAATTGCCAATAATACTACTGGCGCATTTACTGTTACTGTAAAAACATCGCCAGGAACTGGCGTGGTAGCGACACAGGGAACAGCAAACCAATATTACTGTAACGGCACTAACGTTTATTCTATTATTGTAGGAATAACACAGACTCAAGCTGATGCTCGTTATGCAGCCCTCGCGGGTAGCTCTGCTCAATCGTTTAGCGTTGCTAATGCAGTATCTTCAAGTCAGGCGGTTAACCTCAGCCAAGCTGATGCTCGTTATTCGAATCTTGGAATTGCTGCTGTCGCATATAGCGCAAATACGACACTGACATCGTCAAATGCAGGACAAATGATTTATTTTACGGGTACAACAGCTACATTCACCTTACCGCTATCGAATGCTGCGTCTGGCGGCCAGATACAGATGATTATATCAAATCAAGGGTCTGGCACATTAACACTAGCCATGCAAGGCGGTAATACAACTGATATTAGTTTTTTATCGTTATCTCCCACGCAAACTCTGGCAGCAGTAAATGACGGCTCAAATGTTTGGCATCATCTCTGGAGTGAGGTAGGAACAACTGGACCTTATAGTGTTGGCAACGCTACAACAACGACGCACGCGGTTAATAAAGGCCAGGCTGACGGGCTGTATGCCTTGATCCGTACCAGCAACGTAACACCGTTACTCGCAGCAGGGTCGCAATATACATACTCTCACTCACTTGGAGTCGCTCCGTATGATTCGATAATAGAGCTCGTATGCTTAGTTTCCGAACTCGGGTACTCAATTGGCGATGTTATTACTGTCATATCACAATGGAACGGCAGCACAGCTGGATTTGCGCAAATGTTTAAAACCTCCACAACAATAGGTTTGCAGACAGGTCCTGGATATACGGTAAACGTAACCAATAAAACAACGGCGGCATCTGCAGCCCCAACACCAGCAAATTGGGCGTATCGCTTCGTTTATAGATAAGGTGAATAAAATGACAATAGCAACAGAAACACTCGCATATTTAACACCAGAGGGTGAGCCTGTAATCGTTTATGCGGGTGATGACATAGACCCGTCATATACAATTTACACTCCGCCTGTATTGACTAGCGCGGAATTGCTGGCTAACGCGCAGGCCTCGCAACTGGCACTAATAGACAGCGCATACGACACAACTATGCAGCAGCCAGTCGCATATATGAGCACGATATTTCAAGCCGACAAAGACAGCCAAGATTTGATGAACCGTGCGATTACGGGCTTGCAATCTATTGTCGCAACGGGCGGCACAGTGCCAGCTAACTTTGCCTGGTATGATATAAACAATCAGCCAGTAACGATGACGCTGTTACAACTCCAAGGAGTATTCGCAACTGGAGTGGCTAACGTCAATACTCTGTTTGTGCATAAACAGACGCAGAAGTCTGCAATACGCGCAGCGACTACGGTTTCAGACGTGACTAAAATAGTTTGGTGATATTGATATGGATACAGGAATGGCGGGTGAATTGGCTCTTGGATTATTAAACTTTATATTGATGGGGTATGTTAATTCAGTCCGAAGCTCTATCAAAGAAGGTAATGATGGTACAAAAAAAGCTCTGGAGCTAATACGACAGCTTGAACTTAAAGTGGTAGGCGAGTACGTTAAAAATGACCAATTCACTCGGTTCTCTACTGAAATATTTAAATCGCTAAATGAAATTAAAGAAATGCTACACAAAAAGGCGGACCGTCGTGACCATGAGCAATGACTATAAACTTATTTATTCCTACGGGGTTATAAAATGACAACACATACCATGATAGGGCTGGTAATACAGCCAGCTTTCTTACTCAATGCGACACCCGTAGTTGCACCCATGGCAGGCGCACCACTCCCAGCAATCATCAGGCTATATGTCACCGCAGGAGATACCCTCGTGCTAGACCAGTCGTTTGACGGTGGGCTAACGTATGACACGCCGCTGCTTACTGCGACGACAAGCCAAGGCGTGAGGCTAGACGCTGGTTGCTCGCATATCCGTGTCACGCGCTCTGCTGGAGTGTCGGCTACTTCTTACTTTACGGTGTGTGGTTAATCATGGCTAATGAAAATGTGTGGCAATCAACAATCGCGTCCCCAAATAAATACAGCCTATTCAACTTTCCATTAAATCAGGCTGGAAACAATACAGTGATTCCTTTAGATTACTCATCCAACCTAGTCGCTCCCATATACGGCGGGTCAGTCGCATTAAGTGAGCCGTGGTCTAATGCAGGATATTTGACGATAAGTGCAGGTGCTGGACACAATGTACAAATACCAAATAGTAAAAGTTCGTGGAATCTAAATAAAGATAGTGTACTTATACTTTTTACTGTTAATAAAGCACTTCCTGCTGCAAATGACACTTTCATAGGAAATTGTGATGCAACTGCTGCTAGTGGTAATTATGGTTTTTTTCTAGTTGCTATAACAACTGGGAAAATGCGCGTTCGTATAAATGCTGATTCATTCTTTTCAGGTATGGCTGATAGCATAGGCACATTCTTTGACGGAACAGACCATCACTGTGCCCTTTCTCTTAACGGGGTAACTAAAGAAGTCCGTCTATATCGTGATGGCATTTTAGACACAGCCTACGCCTCGGCATTTACTGCTGCAACATACAACGCAATCACAAACGCGCTTTACGTTGGTCAAACAATGACCGGTAACGGCGTTGCTTTAGAGATAAAAGGCTTGCAGATGTTGAAGTTTCCTAACTCTGCACTGCCTATAAATCTTGATGAAATAGTAAAAATTTCAGCAAGTAAAACCAGGACAGGAATCAGCACAGCAGATGCGGTTTTTATGTGACCCCATCTTTTTCGGTGGGGAATTTTGTTAGTAGACTATATTCAGGTGTTATGCAGTTGCCTAGCCAGTGGTTGGGCATGCACTTTAGAACAGGTGCATCAGCAACTCCGCAGTATAACTATGGCACGGTTAGGTCAATTGATTCTGGAGTTGATTGGTGGAATATAGAAACATCTAATGGGGTTTATAACTGGACGTCACTGGATAATATTATATCTCATTTTAATACATCATTAGGGCATGACTTTTACTATCAGATTACATCTTGCCCGACATTTCACGCGACAGGGAGCTGGGCTTCTGTAGCCGATTATAACAACGGCAGGGTTGGAAGTTGTGCTGTTCCTGACCCTGTTGCATTAAATGCTTTTGTAACGGCTTTGATGAATCGATATGGTTCTAAAATAAAGTATCTTAGTCCTTGGAATGAGCCGAAACTAGATGCACCTATTGTTAATAGCAATGGCACTATTACAGGCACTTTATATGTTAATGATACCGTAACTGGGGCAACATCGGGAGTTACTGGCACAATCACGGCAATAGGTACAAACAATATTGATATTCGGTTAAGCAGTCCATTAAGCTTGCCATTAATTGTTGGAGAGCAAATCCGTAAAGATGCTAGTAACTATATAACCAATACGACTTTCAGGACTCGATATTACTTTCATGGAACTGCTGCACAACTTGCGGCGCAAAGCAAGAATGTCTATCAGACTGCGAAAGCTATCAATCCGTCAGTTATGGTTATGTCACCAGATTTTGTAGATGGGTATGGCAGCATTGGCGTTGAATACGACCACATAACTGCATGGGGTTCAGCTTCAGACGGCGCAGCAGGTTTTGGTAAAAACTGGGCGGATGCACTGTCGTATCATTTCTATGATTTTGATTCGGTTGCAGTTGATAACGCAGGAGTGTATCGCAGTTTACAGACACGGTTAAATCAACTTTCCTCGGTAAAGTCTGGACTCGGTGTCCAATGGGATATTTACGGAACTGAGGTTGGGTATACGACAGGGTGGCAATTTTACACTACTCTAGCAAGCCAGCCGATAGCGCGTGCTGGGATGTTAAAACGGGTAGCGTTGTTGCTTGCCGCTGGTGGAGTAAAGTCATGTATTTTCTATAATCATGAAGATAATTTCTGTGGGAATCCATCAACAGTACCTGAAATTTCTAATTGTATTGACCAAATAGCGAATCAATATAATGGGAAGATGCTATATTCTGCCGGATTTTTATACGGAAACCAGGGATACTCGTTAACTGGGAATGGAGAAATGGTTATTTCCACATGACCAAGACCGACTTCCTAACCCAGCTAACCCCTGCCGCGCTTGGGTGTGAGAAAGCAGCGGGGATACCTCATGAGTTTACGCTTGCTCAGGGTGCGCTGGAATCGGCTTGGGGTAGCTCTGTACTAGCGACTAAAGGGTTTAATCTGTTTGGTGTAAAGGCGGACGCATCTTGGCACGGCGCAACTCTGGCATTGCCAACTAAAGAGCACCTAAGTGGTCAGGATGTAATAGTCGTTGCAAAGTGGCGCAAGTATGCTGACTGGGGCGAGTGTATGCTAGACCATGCTAAGTTCTTTCATGGCAATCCACGTTATAAGCACGCACTGGAAACATCTGACCCTGTCGAGTTCGTGCGGCGTGTTGCGGCGGCTGGATATGCTACTGACCAAAATTACGCGGATAAACTAATCGCAGTGATGAAAAGTAATAATCTTGTATGAGCATAAAATGACAGACTCGCATATTGAAAAGGAAACGCTGGCCGTTGCAGTTGATATACCAGAGCATAGCGACAGGGTAGCAACTCCATTATTTATCAAAACGCGAAAGCAATTGATAGAACGTGATAAAGTGTGCTGGATATGCGGATGTCCTGAATCTGAAGTTGGAAGCATGGAAGCTCACCATTACCCAATAGAGCGAAGTTTTGCCGAAATGATAGACTGGTCAGAGGGTTCGCAGATTCGCAAGGATTTTCCTATTTTCGGGTGGGGAAGTTTTGATGAGTCAAATCCTTACACCTTTGTGGACGACATGAACGTCAATGGCCGATTACTATGTAAGGCTCATCATATTTGCAAAGACGAAGGTGTCCACGCATTACCCGAACCCATCTGGCTGGCGCAACGATACGGCAAGGACGGATATAAATTCAGCGAAGTTGAAATCATCCATCATGAACAAGAATAGGAGCGGCAAATGAAACCCGAATTAAAAACCGCGTTACTTATCCTCATCGGCGTATCAGGTTATGCCGCATGGGGCGTTTATGCGTACTTTGACCCGTCAGCCAGCGCATCTTTCCTCGCTCTCAATCAAGCTATGGTTGCGGGTACGATAGGCTTAGTTTTGAGAGATATGCAATCACCACATAACAAGGAGTTACCCTAATGAAGTCATTATTACTAATCGCAGTATTATCACTGGCAGGATGTGCGGCAGCACCGAACCCCGACCCACGCGCAGCGCAATTACAATATGCCGAGGCGTGCGGCGCGTATGGCGTAGCATTTGCAACGGCGTTACAACTTCGAGCAGATGGCAAGTTGAACCAGTCGCAGATAACGCAAATTACATTAGTGGACAGCCAGATTACGCCAATTTGCATTGGTACATTACCAGCAGATCCCGCAGAAGCAGCGGCAAAAGTAACGCAAGCCATAACATCACTTGCAACAATCGAAGCAATGAAAGCGAGTGCGCAATGAGCGATTTAATCAACACAGGAAACCCGCAAGCTGACGCAATAGCAAACGCAGCTATACCCGCAGCCTTGGCAATTGCAAGCGCAACCAGCCCACAGGCAGCGGCGGCAGTAGCGGCTATCAATGCAATTATGCCCGTCATGCAAGCTGCGTTAAAAGCCAACACGGAAGGGCATGTCAGCGATCAGGCTATTATGGACATGTGGGCGGCAACTACTCAAACAATAATTACCACGCATAACGCATGGGCGGCGATGAACGCGGCAGACGTAGCAAAATGAGCGCGTTTCTTTCACCGTTGAAACTGGACTACATGACAGATTCGGCGGGTAAGTTGCTGAAAAATAGAGATGGGCGGCAGTTGTTTAAGCTGCTATATCCATTATCATATTACTCAGACATTCTTGGGTGCATTATTACTGTGCCGATGGGTTTTGTTACTGACTTGGCCAGCATTCCACGTTTCCCAGTTATTTACTTGCTACTTAACGGCATTGCTGACGAAGCTGGCGTGGTACATGATTACTTATACGGCACTGGTTTAATCCCGAGAATCAAAGCTGATCAGTTATTACGTGAAGCTTGTATATGCTCAGGGGTATCAGCGTGGAAAGCCAGTTTGATATATGCAGGTGTGCGCATGGGCGGTGGTTCGCACTATGGCGCAAGCTATACGGCATAATGCAGACCATCCCCCCCGTTTTGTCCAATAATATCGATCCGAGATGCTGGCTTAACAAATTCTGGCATCTCATGCCAATATAGGGGCTTGACTAATGCCTGATCACTATCTCCCCATTCTGCTACAATCCAAGACTCATCGTCTGTCGTTATATTCTTAACCCAGTGTGCTGCGTAAACCTCACTTCCTGACCAAACCAATATACACTTATCATGCGGGGCGGTATCTATCGTTTTCCAGTTACTCATTTGATACTCCTTAAAATTGTTGTGCATACATTCCGCTATACGCAAAGCAGCTTACTCTGCTACGCTGTCCAACATTATCACGAGCAGGTTTATCCAGCAATTTAACAATTCTGTGATTAGCAGCTAATGTAACTTTATTGTCCATATGGCTATTAACCATTATTACTCTCTGCTTTTGCACATCAGCCGCGCTCATTGTTACATCTACTAATGCGGTGTAATAACTAG